GGTGCTACCTCCCTTATCGCTTTAAATAATTAAATGTTACAAAAACAAATATATTATTCTTGCGACAGGTAAGGTTTCTCTCTAGTAAAGTCTGAATTTCATTAAATGAAATCTTACTCTACTATAGATTACCCATCCTTGCTTCCCAGTGTGAAGATCAAAAATCTTCTGCTCACTTAATGATGAAGCGTATCCATTCGTTAGTTAAAACTAATGGATGGACGTTTACTTTCCAATATTTAAAGGAAAGTTTACGCCTTTGCGTTCAATCATTAGGTGGAGTTCCAGATCTAGACAACTTTAATGGTTGTTTAGTTCGAAGAGACTCCCATGGAATTCCGAAGATTATTCCTTTGAGACTTAGGCTCGCCTTTAGAGGCGATCATTCGTCTAATAGGAATATTATTCGGCTTGTTTTGATGCTTGTTTCTGTTTTTAGAATCTTTCCTACTTTACCTAAACCTGATCTCGGATCTATTTTAAATCCGTTCTCTGGTGTAGGGCAAACTCTTCTTAACGAAGAAGTTGCGTTAGCATTAAAGAAACTAAAAGTTAAAAACATAGGGTTTAGACCGTTTAAAGGTTTTATATCCGAATCAGCAGGTCCTAACGGGAAGTTGGCAACTTGAACTTGTGGATTTGACGCTTTTGCGTTTATCCTCAATCCAAGTTACTTCTTCCATTTCTGTAAAATCGCATTTATCACGCGATCTTACGGTTATTTTCTGTGACTCAGTATTTATCTATTGTGTTTCGGTTTACCGTTCATTTTCTTATGAACATTCGGTTTGTGTAAAACACCAAACCTAGGTAAACTTGGAGTGGTTTATGATCAAGCTGGAAAAGCCAGAATCGTTGCAATAACGAACTGGTGAATCCAACTTGCTCTTAAAGGTCTTCATGATTCTATTTTTAGATTCTTGAAAACTCTCGAAACGGATGGAACTTTTGATCAGGAATCTCCTTTAGATTTATTATTTAAAGAAGAATCCCCTCATAAGTTCTCCTGTTTCGACCTCTCAGCAGCAACAGATAGACTTCCTCTTCAATTTCAAGCTCAAGTATTAACACTTTGTGGTGTTGATTCTTTGGCTTGGTCTCGAATTATTAGTCTCCCTTGATCTTGACGAGCACGAATAATTTATTATTCTGTCGGTCAACCAATGGGTGCATATAGTTCTTGAGCTTCACTTGCACTTTCACATCATGTGTTAGTACAGGTAGCGGCGATTCGATCAGGATTAACTGAACCTTTCACTTCTTACGCTATATTAGGAGATGACGTTGTCATTAAACATGACGACGTTGCTCTCCAATATTGTAAAATTCTCC